CAATCAACCCCGCTTTTAAGCAAGCGTGGCCAACAGAGGTCGAACTTAAAGCAACAAAACGACAATGGATCTTAGCTTTTCAAGAATCCAACATCACATCTCTTGAGCAGGTCAAAAAGGGTATGAAAATGGTCAGAAAGCAAACAAGTCCATTCATTCCATCTCCTGGAGCATTTATAAACCTATGTAAAGCTACACCAGAGGACGCTGGCGCGCCGAATGCCCGTCAAGCGTACATTGAGGCGGTAAACAAGTCTGGAGCCAGCTACGGGCAACCAGGGAAGCCTAAAACCTGGACTCACGAACTTGTAGGACTTGCAGCTCGAACAGTTGGATCTTTCAAAGTAAGTCGAGGACTACAAAATGAGGTGTTCCCTGAATTCCAGGAGGTCTATCTCCAGCTTTGCGATGAATTTGTCTCTGGAAGGAATATGAACCGCATCGAGGAGGCAAAAGTTGAAAGTTTTAGTCAACTAGATATACACTGGGCTCTAACGGTGCAGCGTCATCTTGATGAAAATACTTGTTTGAGCAACTCTATACCGGATGACGGATTACGTGAGTCGGCCATTGATATACATAGGCGATGGGCATCAAGCAAAAAATAATGAGGAGGCATTCATGGGTAACAAACGAGAGCCACGGGTGCTAGGAATCTTAAAAAGCTACGTAGAAGAAAACGCAAAGCCAGGTGAGTCCTACTATCAGGCAGCTGCCAGACTTAAACGAAACCAAATCAGAGAAGGAAAAGAAAATGAAGCACGAAGAGTTCAAAGAAAAGATTATAAATTTTGGCAAGACAACGACAAGTAATCAACTCAACACAATTAAACGAATGAATAAGCATAATGATTTGGCAAGAAACGTAAATGCAATCTATGAAATAATAGAAAGGGAAACTCAAGAGTTTAAATTAAAGCTGATGTCTGAGGTTTTGACTATACTTGAACGCGAGGACTAAACATGAGTAATCAACTTAAATTTGTTATTGCAGCAGCAGCTGTAATCTTGTCATCCCTAAGCGCGTGCGCACTAAGATCTTATTTGCCTAACTCTGATGGGCATGTAGAAGAAATCGCAGAGACCATTCTAGAGGAGATTTTAGAAAACGCCCTCGAGCTAGATGACGATGCTTTGAAAGATAAAATTGATTTAACCCCATGGGATGATGAGGCTCAAAAAGTTTTAGTTATGGAAAAATTGATGGCTGATGATAATTGGGACGATTAATCTCTTCTAAGTGTGCGGATATAGGCGTCGTACTCATCCTGGTAGGCCGACGCTAGCCACAAAAACACATCGCTAGTGTATTCAATGAAAGCCTCTGTCTCGCAAAAAATAGCGTGACCAACTTTGTCAAAGGCATCGCATTCAACTAAAGCCTCAGCCCTCACAGACGTGCTCACATGCTTAAAAATATACCTACCTAGCAATCTGGTAGCCTCATCATCTAGCTCGTGATAAAACAAAATATCACCATGCTCTAAGAATTCATCAAAACCTTGCTCAATCTTCATTAATAAATCTCTATCGTGTCAAAATAAAAAACCTCAGATGGGCTCATGCTTGGCAGCTCGTAATGTTGAGCCATTTTATAACAAGCAACATTTAAGATCTGGGTGTCTAAATGTTTAAACCCATCAAATTTGCCGTCCTCACTCACTTTTATTTCATCAATATACCCCATGGTGTCTTGATATAGGACGATTAACTTTTGGCTTGAGGTTCCTTTTTTAAAGATGTGATGCTTATGCTTTTGGGTAGCTTCAAGCACTCGCTCGACATTATTGGTAACCGTCGCGCCACTATCCTCGTCAGTTACATAAATAATGGAGTTGTCAACGCACATAAGAGTGAATTTAGTCATAGAATCCTCGTGGTAATTATAATAATATTATGTTTTACGCGTACCCTGATTTACCCTCCTATTTTGTGTGAAGAATTAGGTCTAAATAGTTGGCTATTATCGTTAATTGCTCAAGGCAGTTATAACTGATCGCAAGTAACGCTCCCAGAAACGCTCCTAAAATAACCCAGTCTACTGTGTTCATAATTAACCCCTCTGATAAAGATCTGCTTCAAGCAAATCAAACCTGTCTTTAAGGTCGTAAATTTCCTGAGCTGCGCAGTCCATTCTGCGATGAGCTTCTTTTAAATCAGACCTTAAGCCGAAATAAATATAAACGAACATTACAAATAATATAAAATACATCATTTACATCCCTACCACATGCGCTATATGCACATGATTTGGAATCTTAGACTCAGCGTCGCTAAAATATACATTGATAAAGTCAAAGTGGTCACATTTAGGTCCAAACTCATAATCTATATTGTATTTTGAACAAAGCTCAAGAATCCTTTTTAAGCCGTCGTCAGCGTGAAGCGTTTCAATCATCTTTAACCTTTTAATGAATCTGTTTCTCATGAATTTATTAATCATATTGAGCGTCCTTTAACTTCAAATGTGTAACCAAGTTGCTTGCAAATTGCTATGTTGTATTCAGTGAATGTTTTAGTATTCGCTAAAGCGCAAAGTAACTCTGATTTATCGCAAGCAGGGTAAACTAGCTCGTTTCCGTATACGTTTTTAATGGTTACTAATAATTTCATTTTATAGTCCCGCCTGAGATGCTAAGGTCATTTTTATTTTAGTTACATCTGAATCGTTAAGTCTGTATGAAGTAAATGCGCTCATGTTGTGCCTCTTTTAATTTGTTTTCCCTAGTTCTTGTAAACATTATAGCAAGCAAGAAAGCAAGAGTCAAACTTATCCGCATAACCAACAAAGCTAAGTAACTAGGGGTAAAGTTAAACCCCTTTCTGTACCCCAAACCCATAATCAGCCCCAAATAAGACAATTTTAGGGGTTGACATCCCATATCTAATCTTTGTGGCTAAATAATGGCTATGCTATCCTGTATTTGGATCGTTCCAACAAACTAAAACGGAGTTTTAAAATGAAAGACTATAGCGACAAGAAAGCAGACAACTCTCATTACAGCGTACCTAGCATGTACGGCAAGATGTGCCGCGAGCAATATAACGCTCGTAAAGATTGCTGTGACCCAGGCAAGGCTGACGGAAAAATGAAAGCGGCCAAGAGCAACACTCAAAAAGGCGCGTAAGTTGTTCGGAAATCCCGAATAACTGACAGGCATTAGTTGGCGTGCTCTATGCCAATCAAAAGCACGCACCAACCCCATATAAAGTAAGCAAGGTGAATTAAGTGCTACGAAAATATAAAGATGTGTTGACTAGCGAACTGGTCAAATATTCGCAGAATTCGCGCACACATTCTGACGGGCAGATTGACGAAATAGTGGCCAGCATCAACGAGTTTGGGTTCACCAACCCACTGCTGGTCGACGGCAAGAACCTAATCATTGCGGGGCATGGCAGGCTTGAAGCCGCAAACAAGATGGGGATGGATAAGATTCCTTGCATCATTGTTGACGACCTGACAGAAACCCAAATCAGCGCCCTGGTTATAGCTGACAACAAGATAGCCGCCAACGCTGGATGGGATTACGATATTCTCAAAGAAGAGCTTGACATTTTACGCTCTAAAGATTTTGACATTGGGTTAACAGGTTTCAGCGAGCAAGAGCTAGACGACTTATTCCCCGCCCCATCAATGGACGGTCTAATTGATGAGGACAGCGTGCCGGACATGGTTGGAGTTGAGCCTGTATCCAAGCCGGGCGATGTGTGGACGCTCGGAAATCACAGGCTAATGTATAGCGACTTAAGGAAATAGCCATGGAAGACAAACCAAAAGCTGAGCCAAAACCAAAAGCCGAACCAAAACCGAAGGCAAAGCGAGCACCCAAAAAGAAGGTTCCTAGAGACCCTAATAAACCCCTTCATCCTGGCCTTGGCCACAACAAACATATAAAGACCGAAAAGCTAGCAACCCAAGTCGGAGCGCTGATTAGTTTCGGCATCACTCACGAAGATATATCCAAGTTTATCGGCATATCACCCGACACCCTGGTCGTTCACTATCGTGAAGAGCTAGACACAGGTGCAATCCATGCCAATGCTCAAGTTGCCGCTAAGCTTTTTAAGAAAGCGGTCAAGCAAGAAGATTTGTCAGCTATAATTTTCTGGCTTAAAACTAGAGCCAGGTGGCGAACAGCTGACAAAGATGACGTGGCTAAAGAGCTATCCCTAGTTGAAAGGCTCCTCGACAAGATGGATGGCAAAACTAAAAAAGATGAATGACGCTAGGCTCTCGAGAGCACTCCAGGATTATCCTATATTTTCGGAGTGCTTCCTTAGAATTAGAACAAAATCTGGTGCGGTTAATCCGTTTGTACTCAACCGCGCTCAACTGTATCTACATGACAGGCTAGAGGCTCAGCTTAAAGAGACCGGCAAAGTAAGAGCCATTATCTTGAAGGGGCGACAACAGGGGTGCTCTACCTACGTGCAAGGCAGGTTTTTCCATAAGGTGTCCACCCAGAGAGGCAAGAAAGCCTTTATCTTAACTCATGAAGCGGACGCGACTAAGAATCTGTTTGACATGACCAAGCGGTTTTACGACATGCTCCCTCCTGGGCTGGTTCCAACTCCCGACACCTCAAGCGCCAAGGAGCTAAATTTCAATGCGCTCAGCTCAGGTTATGCGGTGGGTACAGCTGGGAACAGGGCCGTCGGTCGCTCGCAAACAATACAGCTCATGCATGCCTCCGAGGTTGCTTACTATCCTCACGCCGAGGACCACGCCAAGGGCATTTTGCAGGCCGTTCCAAATGAGAATGGTACTGAGATCATCATGGAGTCGACCGCCAACGGAATAGGAAACTATTTTTACAATATATGGATGGGAGCTACCTCCGGTCAGTCTGACTTCCAAGCAATATTTATCCCATGGTACTGGCAGATAGAATATCAAACCGAGCCAAGAGCGGACGAGCTAGGAACTATGACTGAGGAGGAGAATGAGCTCCTGCATCAGCACTCGTCCGATGGGTTGTCGCCAAATCACTTATATTGGCGCAGACGCAAGCTTATGGAATTCTCTAACGACTTTGAAACTGCAAGAGAGCTTTTTAACGTCGAATATCCCATGACCGCGCTCGATGCTTTCAGAAATCCTGTGGCAGATAGATTTATCAAAGCACCTCTAGTCACTAGAGCTAGAAAAAACCGCGTGGACTCATTGTCACCTCTAGTTATCGGTGTAGACCCAGCGATTAGTGATAGCGATAGGATGGCTATTATTAGAAGAAGAGGCCGCAAAGCTTACGATGTGAAAACTTATTTCAATTACAACACGATGGCGGCGGTTGGCCTCATTCGACGAATTATTGATAAAGAAAAACCTGAAAGGGTTTGCATCGATTGCATAGGCATCGGCGCAGGAATTTGCGACAGGCTCATAGAAATTGGATACACAAACATCGAGCCGGTTAACGTTGCCAGGTCTGCTAACGACAAAGAGAAGTTTAAAAATCTCAGGGCTGAGCTATGGCACGACACTAGAGAGTGGTTGGCTCAAGATTCACCTGTCGAGGTGCCAGATAGCGACGAGCTATTGGGCGACCTAACCTCTCTCGGCTACAAGTTCGACAGCTCGGGCAGGCTACAAATTGAATCAAAAGACGACCTAAGAAAGCGCGGAATCAAATCACCTGATACGGCGGACGCCTTGGCTCTCACCTTCTCTGTTGGCGACTTTATTACTAGCGGCGACTACTCGGGCACCTTTATGGTTCAGCAGAATACTTCAGGAATGTTTACTTAAGGATTAAAAATGGCTAAGAAAGCACCAAAAATTGCAAGAGAAGCTCGCCTCGCAGCTGAAAAGTGGCGCGACTACTTTAGGCAAAATAACAATCAATACCATGACATGTTTGAGTTTGTGCTCGGCAAGCAGTGGAAAGAAGACGAGCAGGAAGTTCTTAAAACATTTAAGAAAGTCCCTCTCCAGTTTAATAAACTTGGAGCTCTGATTAATTCTCTACTTGGAGAGCAGCAACAAAACACACCTCAAATTGAAGTGGTGCCAATGGCTGGGTGCGACGAAGAAACTGCAGCTTTGCGAGAGGTTATCGTTAAAGACATTATGTTAGGGTGCGACCCAAAAACAGTTTACCAAGTTGCTGCCATGCAATCTTTTGTGGGCGGGTTTGGAGCTTTTGCTATCGATACTGACTACGTTCACGAGAAGTCGTTCGATCAAGAAATTGTCTACCGTCACTTTAAAGACGCGACAATGTGTTATTGGGATATTGGCGCTGAGAGAGTCGACAAAACTGACGGGATGTATTGCGGATATCTAGTTAGGATGAGCCGAGCTAAGTTCAAAGAAAAATACAGCTCCAACATTGAAGCTAATATAAAAAATACTGACATAGCAGCCGGGCAAGAAGAAATCGCAATGGCGGTTAGCTCTAACTCTAGCGGCCAAGGGTTTAACTGGGCTGATGATGATGGGATAACTCTGCAGTATGACTTTCAACGCAAGTACGAGCCAGACACTCTTTATAAGTTGTCAAACGGCGATACAGTTAACAAAGAAGAGATGGACGAGATTGTAGAGTACTCGCGCGAAGTTGACCGTCAAATTAGAGTGCAAGAGCGATTGCAGATGGGTCTCGAAGTAGATGAGAGCGGCGAGATTATCGAAACCGAAGAGGTGGAAGTAGAAGTCGAGGAGGTTCCTGATGAGTTCCTAACGCTTTATGTTGAAACAGAGGCCGTTCGAATCGAAGACCAAAGAAACATTAAACGCTCGAAAATAATGCATAGAATTATTGCTGGTGAATATATTTTAGATGAGACCGAGTTCCCTGCTAGCGACCTCCCCGTTGTTTTCATGGATCAAAACTCTTACTACAACAAGCATGGCAAGCAAATGTGTCGCCCGTTCGTTCAGGATGCTGTCGATTCTCAGCGTTACCTCAATTATTTGGGAACACAGTCCGCATATATTCTAAAAGTTAGCCGCTTCGACCAGTGGATTGGCAGCAAGAAAAACGTCCAGTCACTTGATAGTCAGCAGAAATGGAAAAACCCTGAAAATGTTCAAGGGATGCTTACTTACGACGAATCTCCAAGTGGGGCTCGCCCTGAGCAGGTCAGACCGCCCGAGTTATCCCAGAGCTTATACCAACAGTATCAGAGAGCTCTTGAGGATATTCACACATCGACGGGAATGTATGGCGCAAGACTTGGAGAGCAAGGCAACGAAATGTCAGGCTCGGCTATTGACGCAAGGACAAGGCAGGGCAGTTATTCAACCTATGTGGCTTTCAACTCCGTGAATCGGGCCATCACAAGTGGCGGACGAATAGTCAATCAAATGATCCCACGTGTGTATGACACCGAAAGGGTGATGACCTTGATGACTCCAGACAAAGGTCGACAAGATATTACGGTCAACCAGGCTATGGATGAATATGGCAGCCGAATCCAAAACGACCTGACCAAAGGAACGTATGAAGTTAGGCTCCAAGCTGGTCCAAGTTACGAGGGGCAAAAAGCTCAAGCACTAGAATCTCTAAACATGGTGCTAGCTGCTAACCCGCAAATGATTACGTTGCTGGCTGACCTGTATGCAGAAAATTTACCGCTCACAAACACGCTTGAGATTACCAATCGCCTTAAAACAATCGTGCCTAAAGAAATCTTAGAGGCAGGTAAAACCGGACAGATGCCAGATGAGCAGCAAGTGCCAAACGCTCAAGAGCAGGCTGCAATGGCTCAAGCCAAAATGAAGCAAGAAGAAATCGAGATTAAGAAGCAAGAGCTGCAGCTTAAGATTGAAGAGGCCGAGGCTAAAAACGAAATAGCTCAGATGCAACTTGAAATGAAGAGGCTCGAAACCCTTGGAAAATTAGAAGCTGAGAAACTAAGGTATTTAGCTGAGACGGATAGAACTCAAAGCGATAACGCTATATCTCACGCCGACAACTTGACCAAAATCCTAACCACAAAAATGAAAGAGATGTAAATATGACGGACGACAACAATATAGACGCTCTATTATCTGGCACTGACAATCCGTCAATGCCATCGGTTCCTGAAAGTATTTCGCCTTTAATTGACGATATACCTCAAGACACCCCTACCCCGCCTGTCGAAAAACAGGAAAAGGCCACCCCGGACGAGCCTAGCGAGCCAAAAGAGGGTGCAAAAGAGGGGGAGGGCGATGAATACGGAGTGTCGGACGATAAAAAAGAGCCATCTGCGGAGGTGGACGATTACGGAAACCCTAAAAAAGAATCTAAAACCTATACTGAGGATGAGGTTAATCAGCGAATTAACGAGGCAGTAAGGGCTAGGCTTGAGCGCGTAGAGAGAAACACAGCTCCCCAGCAACCTCAAGCAGGCGAGGCTGGCGCTGAAGAATGGCAAACACAGCTAACCGAATACATCGAGAGCACAGTTTCAGGCATGACGGCCAGACAAGCTCAAGCGCAGCAGCAGGCTGTTGAGCAGGCTCGCACAGCTGAGTTCGAGCAAAAATTTGTAACTGGCATGTCGAAATTCTCTAATTTCAAAGAGGTGGTCGGGCAGCACAATATTACTGACGCCATGATTAAAGCCTCTAGAGGAATGAATGACCCAGCATCTTTCTTCTTTACCGCATGCGAAAGGTCGCCTGATGAGATTAGAAGAATCTCCCAGATTCCTGACCCGTCGGTTCAGATGCTAGAGCTAGGACGACTTGAAGAGCGGACCAAAACTCAAGCTAAAAG